CGACGATGTCGGCTTCCGTGGCCATCAGGAGCTTGCGCGGGGCGGTCTCGCAGTTAGGACAGCGCGCCGCCTTCATGGCGCGCACGACGACGTCGACCGGCGCCGGCAGCGGCGAATACATCGACCACGTCCAGCGGCAGTGTCCGCAGGTGGCCCACAGGGCATTGCGCGGTAAATTTTTGCGGCTCACCACAGCCCCCTATCCGGCCACTCACTGCCGCCCTGGTCGAAGCGTTCGATGCGGTGCGCGAACGGGATGCGCTTAATCCCGACCCCGGCAATCATGGTGACGTTGAAACGGGCGCGGCAATTGGTGCATTCGATGTTTACCGCAAGCCCGCCGGACGGGCCGCGGCGGAATTGCGTGTGATCGCAGTCCGGGCAGGTGTGCCGGCGGAGCTGCTCGCGTTCGACATCGTTGCAGTCGGGGGAGACTACCGGCGGAAGCGATCTCATCGTCCGCCCCCACGGTTGCCGGTCGCGACCTCGCGGACGCGGTGTTCCAGCTTGGCGACGGCCATGATCGCCGGCTTCAACTCCGCCGGGGCCTCGTCGTAGCCGCGGCCAAAGCGGCCGTTGAGCCGCGGCAACAGCCCGACCGGGACCAGCTCCCAATTTGAGAGGTCCGCGTTGAGCTTGTTGCCGTCCAGGCATTTTAGGCGGTGGCCCTTCGGTATGGGACTTATATACTTGACTCCCTCGCCATTTTGGGCCAGATTTTGAGCTTGAAAACGAGGGATATGGGTCATGAGTAAGTCCACCATTTCGACGTTCGAACTGTTCGCGATGTACCCGGACCAGGAGTCGGCCCGGACCTATCTTGAAGGCCGGTTGTGGCCGGAAGGCCCCAAGTGCCCGGTCTGCGGCTTGGGCGAGAGAATCACGGCGCGGGCGGGCGGCTTCTACCGCTGCAACCAGTGCAAGGAAGACTTTACGGTGCGCACCGGCACGATATTCGAGCGGAGCCACGTTCCCCTGCACAAGTGGGTTTACGCGATGTACCTGCTTGTGACGGCCCGCAAGGGCATATCGTCCATGCAACTGGCGAAAGAGATCGGCATCACGCAAAAGTCGGCTTGGTTCGTGCTGCACCGGCTTCGCGAAGCTTGCGGTAAAGACCTGACAAAGTTGCGCGGCCTGATCGAGATTGACGAAACCTACGTCGGCGGGATCGAGGCCAACAAGCACGAGCACAAAAAGCTGAAAGCTGGTCGCGGCACGGTCGGCAAGACGCCCGTTCTCGGAATGCGCGAGCGCGGCAAGGGCGGGCGCACCAAGGCCATGAAACTGGCCAACACGGATGCGCAGACGATCCAAGACGTGATCGTGCAAAACGTCGAGGTCGGATCGACCCTGCATACCGATGAGCACGGCGCATACCGCGATATAGGCGGGCTGTTTTTCAGCCACGAAAGCGTCAACCATAGCCAAGGCGAATTTGTCCGCGACGGCGTGACCACCAACTCGATTGAGAGCGTGTTCGCGGTCCTGAAACGCGGCCTCATTGGCGTCTATCACCATGCCAGCGCGAAGCACCTTGGCCGCTACGTCGATGAATTTGCCTTCCGGCTGAACGAAGGCAACGTGGCGCGGCATACGCTGCAACGGCTCGATAGCTTCGTGAGCGGCGTTGCTGGCAAGCGCCTGACATACAAGGCGCTGATCGCATGAAAAAACCCAAGCCGCCCAAAGTTCTGGACGCCATCGCAGACGTAGTTCTGCGCTATCGGCCAAAGCCCAAGACGAAACCAGCCCGCAAGCGTCAACGCGCACGGCGCAAGTTGCAGAAGGCGTAGGATGACAGCGCCGCGCACAGTCGTTTGGTGGTCTACCGGCGCGGCCAGCGCCGTCGTGACTCGCATGATCTTGCGGGAGGAACCCGAGGCGATCATTGCCCGGTGCGAAACCAACAATGAGGACCCCGACAACTACCGTTTCGAGGCCGATGTGATGCGGCGGTTCAATCGGTCGGTCACGCTCTTGAAGTCGGACGAATACGATAGCGTGTGGGACGTGTGGCAGAAGCGGCGCTATATGGCCGGGAACAAGGGTGCGCCATGCACCGCTGCGATGAAAATCACGCCGCGCCTTGTGTTCCAGCTTCCAACCGACATTCACGTTTTTGGCTACACGGCCGATGCGGAGGACGTTGAACGTTTCGACCGATTGAAGGCCAACTATCCCGAATTGACTGTGCGGGCTCCGCTGATCGACAGGGGCATCACCAAGGCGGCGGCGTTGGCGATGGTGCAGAGTTGGGGGATTGATCCCCCGCGTTCCTACGCGATGGGCTTCCCCAACGCGAACTGCCTGCAAACCGGATGCGTGAAGGCTACCAGCCCCGACTATTGGTCGCTGTATCGGCTCCGCTTCCCCGACAACTTTGCGCGCACGGCGGCCTATGCGAGAGAGATCGGGGCGCGGCTGACTCGCATTAACAACGAGCGGATTTTCATTGACGAAATACCGGCCGATTGGCCCACGACAAATCCCATTGTCCCGGCATGCGATTTCCTCTGCCATATCGCCAACATGGATTTGGAGTCCGTTTAGATGACGCCCGAAAGAAACCCGACGATCCGGTTTGACATCTACATGGCGGGCGATCTGGCCCAAGCCAAGCAAGTCTGCCGGGAATACTGCTTTGAGGTTGGCTTGTGCGTTCATGTCGAGCCGGTCGATTTCATCTACACGGGCGGCGAGGAAGCGGGGTTCAAGGTCGGCATCATCAACTATCCCCGCTTCCCGGCCGCCGAATCTGCATTGCGGGACACCGCGACCGCGCTGGCGAAGCGGCTCATGGAGCGCCTCTGCCAGCATTCCTTTTCCATCGTTGGCCCCGCCGAAACCGAGTGGTTTTCGCGGAGACCGGCCCAATGAGGGGGAAAGGGAGTCATGTATATAAGTCCCTTCGGTATGGGGCCGTTCTCCCCTTCCCAATTCAGGAGGTGGACCGCACGCCAGCGCGCTTGCATCGGAAAGCCGTCATTGATCTTGCGTACGAGATACCCGCCGGCGATGCGCTCGAAGCCGATCGGCTTGTAAAGATCGACCGCCAGGCCGCCGCGGCTGCCCTTCTTGAATTGCGTGCGCGCAGAGCCTGGATTGTTGCCGAGCTTCTTACCCTTGCTCCACGGCACGGAGCCCTTGTTGAAGGTTCCGTCTCGGCCCGTCGCCCACTTGTTCTTCTTTCGGAAGCCCTGCAGGGCGCAGGCCGTGACGTCGCTGCGATTGAACTGCTGACAAAACGCACGGTGAAAATCGCTGATCACCATCGTGCAGTTGTCGTGCAGCCACGCGATCTCGGCCGCAGAGTATTTGGTGTGGCGCCCGATCATGCGCCCGCGCGCGAGGCCGGGGCCGATCTTCCAGCCGCGGCGCTTGCGCAATCCGTGAAGATGGGCGGGCAAGACGTCGGCTCGACCAAAGGCGGCGCAGAAGGCGCGGTGATAGTCGCCGATCACCATCAGCCGGTTGGCGTCGAGCCACCGCATCTCCGGGGCGGAGTATGAAATGCGGGGGCGCCTCACGACTTTTTTCCCTCGATCATTTTGAGCGGAGGCTTGTTGTTTCCGTCGAGCATCAGGTGACCGGACGGATCGAGCCCGTGATCCGATAGAATTTTAGCGGCCTGAATTTTGAGGGAGGCGTTGCGGATGATCTGGTCGGCGACTGCGACGATCGCCGTTCCGCGCTCAGCCTCTATGCCGATCCGCTCCGGAGTCAGACCTTCGTCAGACAGCCGCTCCAGTTGCGCGAATAGATGGTCGTTGAGGTCTGAAAGCCGGTTTTTCATGCCGCACTCCGCAAGTCGTTCGCCGATTGATGCGCCTGCGCTTCTGCGGGGGTCGCCAATTCAAACCGCGGATGCTGCTTGCCGTCTGGTGCCACGACGGCGAGGTCATGGAATGTGAGCAGGCCGCCCAGCGTCCAGTCACAACCGCGGCCGGGAGGTTTGCCTTTCTTGTGCGGGCCGGCGTTCGTCCAGCGGCCGACACATGAGAACGCAATGAACTTCTCCACGTCGTCGAAGGTCTTGCCGGCGCCGGCTGCGATCAAATCGAT